GCGTCGACTTCAAGCGTGTGCAAATTGCGCCGGACAAATTCAATTTCATCCACGGAGCGTGCGATGAACAAGGAGCAAACCCATGTCAGTGAAATATCTTGTCTCGGGAAAAGACGGCGACCATCTTCCTTACACAGCGGCAGACGGCGAGCCCGATCATCGCTTGATGGGCGCGGCATGGGCGGCTCTCTATTCGCCCAATGGATTCCAGGGCAACAAATATTCAGGACCGGACAAAGACGCAGCCACGGCGAAGCTAAAGGCGCTTTACAAGTCCGAAGGCATGACGACGCCGTCAGAATCTTATTCCGATGGTGTGCTCGACGGTCAATGGATTGAGATCTTCCGCGCTGGCGACTACGGGGACAAGGGGAACTTTACCGATTCTGATCTGGACACCATCGCCAGCAGTTATGACCCTGCGCACCATGAAGCGCCTGTGGTCATCGGCCATCCGGAAACCGATGCACCGGCTTATGGCTGGATCTCCGCGCTCAAGCGCAAAGGCTCAATGCTCTTCGCGCAGCTAAAACAAGTTTCGCCAAAGCTTGAGGAAATGCTCAGGAGTGGCGAGTTGAAGAAACGCTCAGCGGCTTTTTACATGCAGCCGTTGTCGTTGCGGCATGTTGGATTCCTGGGCGCGGCCGCGCCGCATGTGAAGGGCATGGCCGATCTCAAGTTTAAAGACGGTGATTACAAATCTTTTGAATTCGAGGAGGAACAAATGCAAGCTGATGAAATAAAAAAAGGCTTTATGGAAAGCCTGAAGGAGTTCTTTGGCGGCAGCAGCAGCGCCGGCGCGAGGACGTTCTCGGAAGCTGATCTCGAAAAGGCCGCGGCTGCCGCCGCAAAACCGTTCGAGACCACAATCGCGGAGCTGACAAAGCAATTTACAGAACTGAAGGCCGAGCACGCCAAGACTGCCGCGGCGCTGTCGTCCGCTTCAGTTGTGGAGCTGGCTGAAACGGAAGTGCGCAAGCTGAAGGACGCGAAGAAGTGGATTCCCGCGTTCGACAAAATGGGCGTGCCTTCAATCTTCGCGGAGCTTGCAGGCAGCAAAGCTACCGTGGAATTCGGCGAAGGCGACAAGAAAACCCAGAAACCGATGCTGCAGGTATTCAGCGACTTCCTCGCCGGCCTCAAGGAAATCGTGCCCAGCGGCGAGATCGTCGGCGCGGCAGCAGCCGCGAAAAAGGGCGGCAAGCTCGTGCAGTTCAACGAGCCTGCCAATGGCAACACGGTGATCGATCCGCAATCGGTCGAGATGGCTGAAGCCGCGCAGGAGCTGGCGACCAAAGAGAAAATCTCTTTCGGCGACGCTCTTAACCGCGTGCGGAAACAGCGCTCGCAAACCGGCGCTGCCTGAAGTTTTGGTGCGGCTTATGCCTTGCGTCGCATTTTGCGAGTAGGCCGCACCGATGGCTTTTTTAAGAAGTTAAAAAGAGCGGACCGGAACCGCACTTCTCCGGAGAAAGGAAACAAATAAATGGCAGGTACTTTTGGCCCACAATCGCAGATCCGAATCGTCCGCTCTTATATCGCGGACGTCGCGCTGGCGGCTGGCGTCGCCGTTATAGCAGGCGCGGCAGTCAACAGCGTGAAACTTCCCACAGGAGCAAACCTCCAGTCTCTCGGAGTCACGCTCCAGGCTTGCAATGCGGGGGACACTGTTCCAGTCCTCGAATTCGGCGAAACGAAAGCGGTAGCGGATGCTGCCTTCGCACGCGGCGCGCTGCTCATGATTAACGCCGCAACAGGCAAACTGGCGGCGATCGGCGCTGTAGCCGGCACGAATTATTTCGTCGTTGGAATGGCCGTTGAACTCGCGGCCGCTCAGAACGACGAAGTCACTGTGTTCGTGAACATGTCACGCGCGCAAGGATAAACGGTCCGCAACCGAGCGGGGCTTCGTGCCCCGCGCAACAAAAAACCGAAGGAAAAGAGAGGAACACAATGAATTCGATCTTGATGTTTTTATTCCGGATGTGGATCATGCCGGCGTTCGGCATGGCCTTCGCAGGCGATGTATCGGTATTGCAGGGGAAGATTGATATCGCCCTATCGCAATTTGCTGTGGGATACCGGAACAATGCGTACATCGCAGAGCAGTTGTTTCCGCGTGTCCAGGTAGGCGAGCAAAGAGATTTGTTCTGGAAGTTTGGACGCGAAAGCCAGCGCATTTCTGAAAATGATTTGCGTGCGCCGGGCGCAGCTGCAGAGACGATCTCTCAGACGCTTTCAACCACAAGCTATTTTTGCCCTGACCACTCGCTGGCTCGCATCATCTCGGACGAAGAGCGCGCGAATTTTCAGGCCGGCGATATCAATCAGTCCGCAACGCAAACCCTCACAAACAAAATCCTGTTGGCTCAGGAAATTCGTGCTGCGGCGCTTGCTACAGCACCTGCGAGCTATGCAGGTTCCAACGTCCTCGACGTCTCAGGGACTATTCAGTGGGGAGCGGCGGCGAACACGAAGATTGTCGACCAGGTCATGGCTGCGCAACTCGCTGTCATGGCTTCAGGACAAAAACCAAACCTGATGATTATCGGACCCGCCGTCTGGCGCGCCTTGAAATCAGCGCCAGAGATTGTTGCCCGTGTGACAGCCAAGCCTGGAGCAAAAGGCGTGGGTGCGAACGTTACGCTCGAAGATCTTCAAACAATCTTCGAAGTTGACACTCTTCTCGTGCCAACAGCGGTTTCGCTCGAAGCGGACATGGCGACTGCCGATTTCGTTTGGGGCAAGCACGCCATTGTGGCTTACGTAAACCCTGCCGCGGGCTTCTACGACACAAGCTTCGGCAAGACGTTTGTCTGGACCGGAGCGCCGGGCACTGCCGGAGGATTTTCGGTGGAGATAGCAAGACTGACTCCAGCTTCCCGAAAGTCGGACGAAGTCGCGGTTCACTCCTATTACGGCCAGGAAGTCACGTCGAACATCTCGGCGTACCTGCTGGAAAACGCAGTCGCTTAAAAACTTTTCGGGCCCGCTCTGGGGAGTGTGGGCCGAAAACGCGGAGTCGCGGAGGGCCGACTAAAAAAGCCCTCCGCGATTTTGAAATACAAACTTTATGCCATACGCAACACAAGACGATCTGGTCCCGCGCCGGCTGACTCTCGCCGCGCTCGGCCAGCTGACCGACGACTCAGGCCAGGACGTAATCAACGCCGACGTGGTCACACAGGTCCTGACAGAAGCTTCCGCCGCGGTGGATTCTTATGTTCGGCTGCGCTATACCGTTCCGCTGCAACCTTCAGAGCAGATAAAAGGCATCACTCTCGATATCGCTGTGTACATGCTTTACTCGCGCCGCGATCGCATTTCAGACAGCGTGCAAAAGCGTTATGACGATGCCATTCAATTCCTGCGCGATGTGGGAGCGGGCAAAGCCGGACTCGATCAGCCCACTGGAGCGGTTGAGCAGGCGAGCGGCGGTCCAGTCGTGACCAACAAAAACAAATGCGAAAAGTTTTCCGATCACAACTTGAGGGACTTCGTATGAAGGCGACCGATAACCCAATTATCCCAGTTCTAATCCCCGACGATGCATGTGCTCGAGCACAGAGGCAGATAAGTAACGCGCGCGCCAAGTTTCGCGGCGCTGTGGCCGCCACGGAACATGGCGACCGCGCGCAATGGCTTGCCCAAGGATTTGAAGCCATGCGCGATGCGCAAGAGATTTTGTCGCGGTACACAAAAGGAGTCGCACTCTGATGGCTGACGCGACAGTCACCGTCAATTCGACGCAGGCGAAGTTCGCGCTGCAGGGCTTCAGCGAAGCGATCGGCGTTGAACCCATCCTGAAGATATTCGGAGCGGTGATGCGCGACTCAGTGCAGAAGACTTTTCGCGAGCAGGGTTCTCCAGCAGGTTCATGGCCGGCACTGGCGCCATCGACAATCAAGAGCCGCAAATTCGTGAGCGGCGACAAGATTCTGATTCGCCGCGGGCTATTGCTCAACTCTGTTAATGAGCAGGTCACCGTCGCCGGTCATGAAGGCAAACTCGTGCATGGAACCAATTTGAAATATGCGGCCATCCAGAATTCGGGCGGATTTGCTGGGCGCAAAACACAGTCGCCAAAAAGCCGCGCGCGCGGAAAGAAGTTTCGCCGGCCATTTATTCCCGCGCGTCAGTTCATCGTGTTCCGGCCTGAAGATCCGCAGCGCATGACGGATGCTGCTGAGACGTTCATTCAATCGCAAGCGAAAGGGAAGGGATTATGACTTCCATCTACAACGAACAGAGCGCCTTTAAAATCCCAGCTCCTTATCGCGCCTGGTGTCATTTGTGCAAGGGCGAGGAAACTGTGCCAGGAATCAAGGGCGCAGGGTTTACGTCGATCGACGAAATGCGCGAGCACAGCTTACAGGTTCACGGAAGAGGATAAGGCGAACAGATGCCTTCGCAGTTCAAATCCGAAGACGTCGAGCAGGCGCTGCTGAAGTTGCTGCAGGGCGAGTTCGACAACGTCGACAAGATTGCATCGTCGGACGTAAACGACGGCAACCTGATCGCGCCGCCGCCAGCGACGCGGTTGCTTTATGACGGCGCGCAGGACACACCGCTGCAAGGTCCTGCTCGACGCTCCTACAACGTTGACCATAGCTGGATCATTTTGTGTGGCGCTAGGAATCTCCGCGATCAGGGACCCGCCGAAGACACCGATGCGAAAGCGATGGTGAGCGAGATCCGCGCGGCTCTGGCCGGCGTTCGTCTCACGCTTGCGGATGGCAACGTGACCGAGCCGATCGCGCTTGCGGGCGCACAGCTTCAGCAGTTCGACGGTAACGGTTGCTGGTATGCGCAGCGCATCATCGTCAGCGACGTTGCGCAATTCGATGGAGGCGCGGCATTAGGAGGTCAATCATGACGCCATCTCGCGCCGACATTATCGCGCTGGCGAAAAAACTTTCCGGCTCCCTCGATTCGTCCTTGGTGTGCGCGGTCATCGAGCAGGAGAGCGGATTCGATCCCTGGCTGATTCGTTACGAGCCCGGCTTCTATTCGACTTATGAAACAAAGCTCAAGTTGCCATCCATCACGGAGGCAACCGCGCGCGCGATGTCGTGGGGACCCATGCAGGTTATGGGCGAGTCGGCACGCGAGGTTGGATATCTGGGACCTTTTGCGCAGTTGTGCGATGCGGAAGTGGGAGTCAACGTGGGCTGTGAAGTGTTGCGGCTCAAGTTTGCGAAGGCGTCTGGGGACGTGCGCCAGGCTCTTCTTTATTGGAACGGGGGAAGCAACCCCAAATATCCAGATGAAGTAATGGCGCGCATTCCGAAATTTAAAAATCAGCAGTGAGGAGAGAATCATGACTTGGAATTCACAAAATATTTTTAAGGTTCGCAACCTTGTAGTGAGCGATAAAAAGCAAAAGGCGTGGGGCACCGCGATTACCGACGCTGAGCTGCTTCGCCGCGTTGAGTTTGATTCTTCCTCTTACGCCGCTCTGGGCATCGCGTTCGGCAGCGACCAGGCGCGCGTGGGAAAAGGCAGCTCATTCCCAACCATTCGCTGGGCCACGGACCAGACGCTGGAGTGGGCCAACCTGCAGGGCGATCTGGACGCGTATCTCGCCGGCTGGATCATGGCCTTTGCCATGGGCGCGGAAACCGTGACCGGATTGAGCTCTCCGTTTACGCACACTTTTAATTTTGGAGCTAGCGACGGCGACGCTATTCCAACGACGCTCTATGTTGAAGACTCGGCCGTGCTGCAAAGAAAGTTTCTGGATGTCTGCATGAACCAGGCGCAGATCTCCGGCAGCGGCCGCGGACCTCTTGCCTTCGCTCTTTCGCTGATGGGCAGCGGCAAGGTTACAGACGGCGCAATCACTTCGCTGCCGGCATTGCCTTCGCGCACGATGGTTATGTTCACCGACACCACGTTCCTGATTGGCGCCCCGGGCTCGGCCGTCGCGATTGACGGCGATCGCATTGTGAGCTGGAGCGTGACCGTCAACAACAACCTGACGCGGCGCGAGGGCCCAGGCAGCGGCTTGTTTGCGAACAAGCTCAGCATCGGCCAGCAGACGGCGACGTTCGCGGCAACCATCTTCGCCAAGGAAACTGACGACCTGGTCACACTGCTGCGCAATCAGACGCAGCAGGAAATAAAAATCCAGGTGAACTCGGGAGCAGCCGCGCAGTTGAATTTCGACTTCCCGTCGATTTTCCTTTCCGCTGCCGAAGTTGCCACGCAAGACAACCTGGTCGCCATCAACATTTCGAGCGATCAAAATTCCATTTTGCAGGCAACCGGCGTGCAGCCGCTCACGGCGACTGTGTTGAATTCACAAGCGAGCTATCTGACGTTGGCAGCGTAACGGAGGAAATGGTTCGCTGCCCAAAATGCGGTTTT